GCCTTGATCTCGATCATGCTCTGGCTCACGTCCGCGATACCTTGGCAGACCTTGGCAATCTGGCCCTGCCATTTTTCCAAGGCCAGCGGCTCGCGCTCGCCGTTGCGTTTGACCACGGTTATGCTTTTCATTTTGTCCTTAGCGAATCTGTTGCTGTGCTTCAACCAGTGTGAGCTGGTGTCGGGGATTTTTTATGTTGCCTGGGTTGATATTTACGATAGAATCCGAGCACCAATTCAATATGTATTTTTCTCCCGGGATCAGGACTAAATTGTCCAGATCAGTCTCCACTAGCGTTGCGGGCGGTGTATCTACACGTTCTATCATGGCTACAGTATAGATTATTCCCAGCCCACGCGCAAGACTGCACAGGCGGTTTTCTTCCAACAATTGCCAAGGATCGGGCCAATTGGCGCGATCATCCCAGTGTAGGCTGTAGCTGATCCAGGGGCTGGCAAACCACCAGCTGTTGATGGCCGCGAAGGCATTGGGCCATGGCAGATTGTGGCACAGGATCCTGAGCTGATTCCAGGATTTCAGTCTCTGCTCAAAGTTTCTAGGCCACATCAACCCATGCTGCTGATACTGTAGTAGATCACCCCGTCATAGCCGGTGTTGGTAGAAGTGTAACTCACGGTGATCACATCGCTGCTGTCTTCGGTAGCTGCCAGAGTTACCCCGGTAACTTCGTTTTCCACATAGTCGTCGGAATAGACCAGGGCTTCGCCCACGTCTGTGCCCGGAGATCCGCACACTACCATAGTGCCAGTACGCACGGCCTTGGTGGCAGCAGTATCACGGTAGATGGTGTAATCCATGCGGAAACTGGCAAAGCCACCGGCATCCACGGACTGAGCGCCATCCACGGTAAACAGAGACTGGCTCACGGTGTTGTCGGTTATGGTGGCCTGCTGACCGGACTGGCGTTGATAGCTGCCCAGCTGTATCTTTTGTCCGCCAGTGGTGGCGATGCTGGCCGGGATAGTGCTGGTGACCACATCCCACAGCTGGATTCGCGGGTAGGTAGTGGCATAGGCATCCGTGCGCTGGAACATGTCACCCACGCTGATGTTGTTGGGTTCGTTGATCAGGATACAGGCTGTGGCCGGACTGGTCACTCCACCAAAATGGTTGCCAACATCATAGAATGTGTTGTAGCCAGTGGCGTTGAGGCTGCACGAATCTATCACCACGCCCTCGCCATAGATATTGTCGAAGGTGTTGTGCATGATTCGGAAACCAGTGGGACCACCATTGACTGGGGAGGCATCGCCCAGAACGACACCCTGGTAGAACGTGTCAAAGGCACTGTTGCTCACAGTGACGCCCTGCGTCAGCTGGTCAGTATTGAAAGCATAGGTAGCATTATGGAACGAACATTGATCAAAGGTTATGGTCTTGACTGGCAAGCTGGGAGTGCTTTCTACACTGACCAGGGTAAGATTTTCTGCCGAATTGGTCAGTTCCGTGGTGGTCAACGGACCATAAAACGACACTTGATTGAACTCGCTGTTGACCACACGATCCAACAACAGCAGATTATGGCCCAGTGAACTGTCGTCCAGGAATTCGTCCGTGGCCAAGGCCATGCCTTCCAGTTCGATATACTGCGGTGCGGTGGCACCGTTGAGTCCGATGTTGCCGCCGGTCTGCTGCAGGCTGTCTGCGGTGTTGAAAGCATAGCTGGGCAGCGTGGTCAGTTGCCAGTAATTGGTATCCGTGAGGGGCACCGGTGATCCGTTGACCAGTGCCGGCACCTGGGCGATAGATCGGTAATAGTTGGTGTCGCCTGAAATATCCACTTCTTTGACCAGCACACCGTCCGCATAGGCAGTACCCGATGTCCATGTGTCAGCCTGGAACAACAGTATGCTGGCATCCGCGCCGTCGCCGTAGAGACGGGCATAGGGTGGAATCAGGATGGTGTCACTGATCTTGTACACACCAGCGGGAAAAAATAGGCCGCGGCGTACCTGGGGGTTGATCTGGATGCAATAGAGCTGGGCCAAGGCGCGGTTGATAGCTGCTGTGTCGTCAGTCACACCATCGCCGGTGGCTCCAAAATCTGTGACCACTGCAAAACTGTCCAGACGGCTCTGTAGGCTTTGGGTAACAGGCGTGCCGGGGCTATCGCCGGTTTGTACCACGTAGCCCGCAGCTTCGCCCTTGTAGGTATAGGTACTGGCAAAAGCCAGTATGTCAGAAAATTCGGTGAGAATCTCGGTGTTGCCAACCACGGGGGCGCCTTCTTCCGTGGTACCATTACCGATAAACAGGCGACGCTGATCTAGGGCCCAACCCAGCTCGGCGCTGGCCAGGGGTTGTGGCAGATCTTCTTGCAGACCTTTGCGCTGCGTGACGCGAGAAACTTGAACTATGGCCACTGTGATATCCTTTAGGCTATCACATATTTACCTGATAGTACTGCTCCACACGTTTCCACCACTCTTGGCGCCAGTGCTCAAACTCCGCGCCTTCGATCACAAATTCTTGATATTCTGGGGGTTTTATGATATTGTTTTGGGCATCCAGCTCGGGACGCACACACATCAGGACCACGCCTTTGCGTATGTTGCTGCCGTACACTTCATTATGGGCTTCAGCATAGGCCGCCAGCTGCATGAAATAATCCCCAATCCACTCGCGGCGTTTGGGGCGGTTGGTCTGTTTGTAGTCTAGGATCGACTCGCTGCTGAGATGTATGCCCGCACCGTCTGTGGTACCTGCGTAGACGCTGGGAAAATAAAGGGGTATTTCCACTCCCCAGAACTCTGACACGTTTTTCATGCCCTGCTCGATCACGGTCTGGGCCATGGCATGGCTGGGCCAGGCAAAGGGGTTGCTGGGCCTGTCTGCCAGTTCTCCGGTACGCACATAGCGTTCCAGGTAGGTATGCATGCGCGTGCCGCGATTGGCTGCTTCAGTGGTGATCTGCTGGGCGCGTTCTACTCCCACTCGCTGGCGCCACTCATTGAGTTTTTTCTTGGCTTCTTCGGGCTTGGTTCGGTCCAGGATGGTTGTGACCGATGGCAGTCGACGGCCGTCGGGCGCGGCATAGCAACGACTGCCAGCCACGGTGACCCTGGGCATGGGCAGATATTTGAATTTTTCAACGTACATAAGGAATTTCCATTATAGCAAGATCAACACCAGCTTCCGAGAACATTCGGCGGGTTAGGTCAAAACTGTTGACCCAACGAGGATTTTCGCAGTGGGGGGCCACTACACGACTGATACCGCTCTGGATCACTATGGCAGCACAGCGGCTGCAGGGCATGAAAGGCCAGGTGTACAGCGTGGTGTCGCGCAGGCTCTGGTTGGCAAACAAGATGGCGTTGATCTCGCCGTGCACGATCATCTCGTATTTCACTTCGCGATCGGCATAGCGCACAGGATCATCGTTCACACCACGTGGGAACCCGTTATAACCGGTACTGATGATGCGACGTTGGTCGTCCACGATCACTGCACCCACCTGGGTGCTGGGATCTTTGCTCCAGCCTGCGATGTGCTGAGCCAGATCCAGGAAACGCCGGTCCCAATCGGTAGTATTCAAACGGCGAAACTTTCCCCGCAGCCGCAGCGAGCAGTTTCACGGCCATTGATGAATACCATGCGTTCATTGAGCCCTTGGCGTTGCCAATCTATCGTGGTGCCATCCACTACGGGCATGTCCGCATCGTTGACCCAGATGCGGATACCGTGGCTTTCGAAATCAATCCAGTCTGGCGTGGCGGGCGGTGTCTTGGCCACTTCTATGGTATAGCTGAAGCCGGTGCAACCTCCAGAACGGGCACCAAACAGTATGCCCACTCCCTGCTGTTGTGCTATCTGTCGGGCCACATGCGTGGCTGCGTGTTCGGTTAGAGCGATCATCGTCGGTTCATCATCATGGTTCGGTTGGTTCGTTGGCTGCGTCTTTGCTGCTGTTGTATGCGAGTCTGGGCCTGTCGGCCAGCGGTGCCGATGATAGGTTGCTGGCGGCGAATCTCAGGTGTTGGATCTTGGTTGCTGATATCCGGACCAAATCGATAGTGCTGCACGACGACCCCCTTGGCAATCTAGCATTAGATTTTACACTGACCCTGTAAGAGAGTCAACAGCGATGTGTTCGTTTAGCCCAGGGGGTTGGCTCGTTTGGCCATCTTGGCCACTACCTCGCGAGCCCGGTCTACCGGCATGCCTGGCGCAGGCTGTTCGCCGCCTTTGTAGACCAAAAACTGCGACTGCGGATCCAGGGGTTCAAAAAGACTGTCCAAGGGTGGTTGCTCCAGCATGTTTTGCAGATTGCTGCGAGTGACATTGATACCCAACTGTCGTGCCAACTTGAGGAAAGTGTCCACACCAATACGTTTCTTGGCGGCAGTATCTTCGGCCCTTCCTACCAGGAACTGAACCAGTCCGACCAGTCGACCGGCATCTGGCATATCAGATACCTCATCTATACGCATCAGCGTCGCTCGCGGCCCAGTGCTCCAGCTGTGCCAGCGGGTGCTTCTGGTTCATCCGTTAGGTCGGCGGTGCCGGCAGCGGCCATGTCGGTGGGCACAGCAGGAGTTGCTGCGTCCGGTGCAGGCACACCAGCATCCAGTGCAGGTGCGGGTGCCTGTCCAGTTACCACGCCCAAGGCTGTTTCCAGCTGTTGCTTGGCACCTTGTAGGCTCTGCACCAGGCCCGTCAAGGCCGCAGTGGCGTCGGTATTGAATTGATTGGCCTGCTCCACACCAATTTGATTGCGGATGCTGTCAACCAGGGCGGGCAGTTCTTTGTACTGCATCTCGGTAGCATCTTCGATCATGCCCTGCATGCTGTCCACCATGTCTTGCGCGGCCAGCACTACCTGGGCCTGTTGTACTTCGCTTTCCTTGAGGGTAAGAAATGCGCGACGTAGACGCTGCTCTTGCATCTGGGTTTGAGCCGCTGAAGCAGCATTGATCAATTTCTGTTCGTCTGCTGAAATGGTCTGTCCCTTGGCCAGTTTGTCCTGGGCTGCCTTGAGTTTGTTGGGATCAATAGCAGGTTGTGCAGGCTTGGCAGATTGAGCAGTGGCTGGTGCTGGGGTTGTGGCCGGGGCCATTTCCTCCACGCGACCCACCAGGGCCTGTTCCATCATGACCAGCTTGAGATAGGCAGGATTGCGTTCACTGTGATGACGCTGGGTGGTAGAACGATGTTCTTTGATTAGACCACGCACACGTTGCAGCATGGCACTGGCCTGCTGAGCAGAAAGGCCTTCCACTGCAATATGGTTTCCAAAGTAGCTTTCAAAGACCTTGGCGATCTGTTTGGTCACTTTGGGTTGGGAGAGTTCTTGCAATTTCATTTTTCGAATCCTCGAAGTTGTAGATATTTAGCCTTTATCGCACATTTTTCCAGATCATCTTGGAGCAATTTCAGGTACCATTCCTTGTGTTGTATCTTGGCTATCAGCACATCTCGCTGTTGCGTGTTGCCGCACCGGCGGGCTTTGCGCTGCGTGGCATCTACATCATCGCGCAGGCCGCGATATTTCTGGTCTAAAGCCCGTATGTGTATGCCAAAGTGCAGCATTCCGCGATGGTCGGCCACACACCAGCTCAGAGCTGTTCGACGATTTACAAACTGAGCTACAACCTGGTTGTGCTTGCTGACCACCACGCCCTGGTCCACTGGCACGATATCATACTTGCCAAAGGCCAGAATACCGCCGTCATCATTTTCCAGGATAATGTGATTGATGTTGCGTGTGATCTCACGCTCGGCCCAGCGTTCTAGCTTTTGCTCTCGGTTCATCAGAGTACTTTGGTAGCCAGCCAAGCAATTACGCCGGCCATGACGCCTATGATGCCCACGCCCCAGGCTATGATTTGATCGTTACGTTTTTCCACCACCTGCTGCATCATGCCCTGAAGATTCTGTACCAGGGTTTTCACAGTGACTATTTCTTCCTCTAGATCGTTCATTTTGGTTTCAAGAAAGCGATAGCGTTCAGCGCACAGCTCTACGTGCGCTTCCAGGCTCTTTTTTTCGATATCGGTAGTGTCGGACATGATCAGTTATTTACCGCAGTAAACCAGATGTTTTGATCGGGACCATGGGTTTTCAGGGTGGCGGCTGCTGGTGTGGGTTGATCCAGATTGGTCACCATGGGCACACCATCGCAGTCCTGGTGCAGCAGTGCCAGATCACCGCGGTCTCCATACACAGCAAGATTGTCCACGTCAAAAGTAAAATACCATGCGCCCTGTTCATGCCTGCTGGGTTCCACTGCATCTATCTGGCAACGCAGGCCTAGAACCTGCAGCAGGGTTTCCCAGTTGCGCTGCTGATTACGGCTGCGTACCCAGGAGGCGTGGTCGCGTATTTCATTGTTGGCACGGTCTCGATAGGGCATCTGTGACGGGCGGAAGTTGCCCGTGGTACCAGTGGTCGAACAATCAAACAGGGTTTTGACCTCAATCTTCATTGCCCGATATTTACGCCAAAGAAAAACCCCGGGTTTTATTCCGGGGTTTCTCCGACACTTTACCTAGATTAGGCCGACAGTTTGAAACCGTTGTTGGT